AACTAAGAAAAAATGGAAGGAAGACTATCAAGTTACTCAACAGATGTTAAAAGAACATTGTGGATGTGATGAGGGAAGAATGGTTATTGGTAAAAAGAAACCATCGGTTATGAAAGTAGAAATATTTGACAAAGTAGAAGATCAATTTACACAAAAGAAACTAAAAGAGGAGGTACCTTTCTAATGGCTAAACTAGAAAAATTTTCAATATGGGGTAGCGAACCTCAATACAAGAATGCTTGTTATAAATTATTTCACGAGCGAAAAAAATTATGGTTTGAAGGACATGTTCTAACAGGAGACGACGAAAAATATATGAAAGAAATGATGGATAAATATTATTATTCTCCTTTAAAACCAAATATGGTGCAAGATATTTGGCATGCTAATAGGGATAAAATATATGAAATAAAAACTGTACTCGGTCCTGTTTTTGGAGAAAAAACTTTTGAGTTTTGGACAGAGAAACCTACTTTTTCTCGAAGGCAAACATTTAGGGTGGTAGATCGTAAAGTAAGTTTTACTAATCCAGATGGAACTCCTTATACAGAATTAATGGAAGACATAGGTTCTGGTAAAATGTTTAATTTTTCTGTTGCTAGATGTATTTGTTTTCCGGGTCAAACTGGTTTGGTTCATGAAAGTGCTTTACCCAAACCTGCAGTAATGCAAGCTTTAAAGAATGCAATTGCCTCACCAAAAATAGAATGGAAAAAAAGTCAAGGATATAGACCACGCATTGACCCACGGATGGATGCTCATCATGTAGATGGTAAAGAGTTTAAAACTATTTTTTTAAAATTTGTTAATACTTTAAAAATAAACGAAGAAGAGTTTTTTTCTAAAATATATCCAGAACAAGGTAATTACGAAAGTAGTTTAATAGAATATGTTACAATAACTGGATGGCAATTCAAAAATAATCTCAATGGAAACAGATGGAAAGAATCGTGGTTTGATTTTCATGAAAAGTACAGAGAGTATGAAATGGTAGACCCCATTGCTCATCATAAGCTCAGTTCTGATGAAATTAAATTTAAAACTAGTATTAGAAAAAACGTAGAAGATTTATTAAAATGAAAACAATTGTATTAGGACCACCAGGTACAGGAAAAACATATACTTTATTAAATAAAGTACAAGATTATTTAAAAGATACTGATCCTGATAAGATAGGATATTTTGCTTTTACTAAGAAAGCAGCCAATGAAGCTAAGGGAAGAGCGATGGATAAATTTAATTACACCGAAGATGACTTACCCTATTTTAGAACTTTACATTCATTAGCATTTAGAAAACTTGGATACAGTAAAGATCAAGTAATGCAGAAAAGACATTATGAAGATCTTGGTAAAAAGTTAAATATTTTTTTAGATTATAATGAATACGATGAAGAAGAAACTGGATTATTTACAACTAAAAGTGATTATCTAAGACTTATTCATTTAGCTAAACTTAGAAATATACCCTTAGACCAACAATTAAAAATGGGGGAACATAACACTGAAGTAGAATATAAAACTTTGGTTCATCTAGCTCATGAATTAGAAAGATATAAAAAAGAAAATGTTTTGAAAGACTATAATGACATGATAATAGAGTTTATTAAATCTGATAGCTGCCCTAAATTTGATGTAGTCTTTATAGATGAAGCACAAGATCTTTCATTAATGCAATGGAATATGGCCAAAAAAATATGGAATAATACACAAGATTCTTTTATTGCAGGTGATGATGATCAAGCAATTTTTAGATGGGCTGGTGCAGATGTGGATTCTTTTATTGCACAAACAGGAAAACTTTTAAATCTTACACAATCCCGAAGAATACCAAGAGCAATACATGATTTTGCTTTAGGTATCATTAAACGTGTATCTAAAAGAAGATATAAAGAATGGGCACCAAGAGATCATCAAGGTTCTTTAAAATTTCATGATGATATAAAAGATTTAGATATGTCTTCAGGCGAGTGGTATGTATTAGCCCGAACACGTCATATGTTAGATGCGATAGAGGAGACTTTAAAGACTAGAGGTTTATATTTTGAAAATAAATTTAAGAAATCTTTTGAAAAAGATATTCAAGAAGCAGCTATTGATTGGCATAATCT